GAAACTAACAGCCAAGCGTACTGCCAGAAAGACTCGCGGAAAGCGAGCGCAAGCAAAGCGCAAGCGTAAACTGTCCCTGCGAAAGAGACTCACATTCGGATTGCGACCAAGAAAGAAGAAGTAAACCATGATTGAGCATGATACAACCGACAGTGGTGGGTCGGTTCGCGTGAACTGTGCAGAGGGCTTTTGTTCGGTCGTCTACCAACTGTCCAACAAGAATCGTCCCCTGTCCATGCAGTGCAGCGTTGGCAACGGCTCAACGCCTGTACTGGTGTCTGCTGTGGTGGATTCGCTGCTTGAAAAGCACGAACCCACAGTGCTGCTGATGAAGTCAAAAGACACAGCCGTTCGGTTTCGTCCAAAGATGGGCGACTTGTTCCGCTGTTGGACACAGAACGAGCAGACCGTGTATGCAAAGGCATTCGGCTCACGCAAACTGCTTGAGCGAGTGTGCAGTCTTTCATATGCCATGCAGAATGTGGACTTCGTGCGTGTGCAGGGGGACGAGATACGGCTGTTCGATTACTATGATGTAGTCAAGCGCATACGAGAAAACACCACACCCTTTGAGTTTCTGTCCATCAAGGAAGAGTGCGACTACTCCATGCGAACCTGCTCCGTGAGTTGCCTGCGTACACTTGTGGAATCAGCGAACGCGCAAATTCATAACCTGCCACAGCGGGATCGTGCCGCGTTTTCACAAGTGGCAGCAGACTTGTTACGGAAGCAGCAGTGCGAGTCGTTCCGTTTCGATACTAAATATTCGTACATACAGGAGGCTGTGGTAGGAATCGTCCTGCCAGCACTGGTAAAATATGGAGCCGCCCATCCGTTCACCTCTGCGGTGTTTGCAGAGTTTTCAAAACAGGCTTCAGTTTATACGGAAGCATCAGAGCAGTTCCTGACCGATTGCTCTGAAATACTAAATGTAAAATCGGAAGCGTCCAATGAGGACGATACATAATAGAGGAGAACACTATGACGAACATGAGACAATATCTTGCTTGGATCAAACAGAACCAACAGAACAATCCCGAGTGGCAAGCAGCCAATCGTTGGCAGAATCGCAATCAGACTCCTACCAAAACACAGAATCCAGAAAAATCTAATGGACTGCCCGAAGGCACAGAGATAGTGGAAGAAAAGCCAGAAGAGTGAAATGAAAACATTTGATCATGCGTTCGTTGAACTGAACGACCAAATTGAAAGCGTTGAAACCCCGAACGGCAGGAGATACAAGACTCCTGACGGATTTTTTCCGTCTGTGACCACGGTTACGGGATGGAAAAAGCGTGCATTTTTTGCAAAGTGGCGGCGTGAGAATCCCGAAGAATCAAAGCGAGTACTATCCCGTGGCACGAAACTACACGCGATTATCGAAACCTATCTCCGAAACAGTCTCGCGCCAAATTCGCTTGTTGAGGCAAAGGCTGGTTCGTCCGCGACCATTGGAACAACCGAGGCGGATCTGTTCCTGTCCATGCAGGAAGACATCGACCGCATCGGCAAGATATTCGCCATCGAAGTCCCGCTCTGGTCTAAAAAAGTGGGACTCGCTGGTCGGACGGACTGCATCGGTGAGTTTGACGGAGTTCCGTCTGTTATTGACTTCAAGTCTTCCAACTATCCGAAGTCTGAGGACGCGATACAGGACTACTTCATGCAAGCCACCGCATATTCCCTTATGTGGCAGGATCGCACGGGTCAGGAATTGCGAAATATTGCCATTCTGATCGGCGTGGAAGACGGAGGATCACAGGTTTTCACAGCCGATCCCCGCGAGTACATTGCTGATTTGGTGGACGCAATCCGTACATACCGCGAGGAACAGGCAGTCCAAGTTTCCTAAATACGGAAGCGGAGGACTGTATTGATTAGATTCACGGAACATCTCACAGAAGCGGTCAAGGCAAAGAGTGGCAAGAATGTCCACTTGGAGCATCTTGAAGACGAAATTCTGAACAGCGGCTACGCAGGATTCAATCGTGCGGTGTCTGCTATCCGTGGGGTACTTGATGTGTTTGGTGCAAACGAGCCGACCGCATACGACATCACCGTGAAGTGGGACGGCGCGCCCGCCGTCATCTGCGGAATCGACCCGAGCAGTGGTCGATTTTTTGTTGGCACGAAAAGCGTGTTTAATGTGACACCGAAACTAAACTTCACGAATGCAGATATTGATGCGAACCATCCCGCAGATGGACTCAATGCCAAACTCAAACTTGCTCTGAAGCATTTCTCTAAACTAGGAATTCGTGGAGTGCTGCAAGGCGATCTTCTTTTTGACAGCGACACCGTGCAGCGTGAAACCATCGACGGCAAGCGGTATCTCACCTTCCGCGCAAACACGATCACCTATGCGGTTGATCCGAAGAGCGAACTCGGAAAGCGCATTGCCGCCGCAAAGATCGGCATCGTGTTCCACACAGCATACGAAGGCAATTCGTTGCAGACAATGGTGGCTCGTTTCAATCCCGACATCTCGTATCTGAAGAAGACACGGGATGTGTGGTACGACAATGCCACTCTGCGCGTGGCAGATGGCAGTGGACTGTTCTCTGTGCGTGATCGTCAAGCGGTAGAGCGCAGCATATCCACGCTGTCACAGCAAGCCGCTGCACTAAAGTCCACGATGAATGGTATCAGCAGAAACGAGGGCGTGAAGTTAGCCATCAAGACCTACATCAACGGACTTGTCCGCGCAAACATGGGCAGCGGTCATGCCGATGTGAATCAGTTGCTGGCAATGATGGCACAGAAAGCGCAGACTGCGCGAAAGAAGCCAAGCACTAAATCTACTCCGAGCATGGACTGGATCAAGCGCAATCGCAACCAGATCAATCAGGTTTTCGCCCTACATAATTCGTTGACCGTGCTGAAGATGAGCATTGTCAGCAAACTGTCCTCCCTCAAGGGTGGGATGGGAACATTCGTAAAGGACGGCAAGGGATATCGCGTTACCGCTCCCGAAGGCTATGTGGCAATCGACCGCATGAGCAACGCAGCCGTCAAACTAGTAGATCGCCTTGACTTCTCGCGCAGCAATTTCACCGTAGAGAAGTCTTGGAAAAAAGAGTAACGAGCAGTTGGTGTCTGAAGTGCAATATCGGAGGTGATCCCAGTGGCAAAACAGGTTAGAGGTAAATCTCAGTCTGCGCGACCAGGCAAAACCATCGTGGTTGCATTCGGTCGCTTTCAGCCACCAACTTCTGGTCACCAACTGCTCGTTGACAAAGTGGTGGAGGCTGCGAAGAAGCATGGCGCAGAACACGCCATGTTCAGCAGTCGCACCAACGATCCTAAAAAGAATCCTCTGACACCCAAGCAGAAGTTTGGGTATCTGAAGAAGTTCTTTCCTGAAGGCAACTTCATAGACAACGCAAACATCAAGAATCCCGTTGATATGCTGTACTGGCTTGCGGACAAGGGATATGATCATGTGCTGTTGGTGGGCGGTCAGGATCGTGAGGGTGCATACGAGGCATTCAAGGACATGATGAAGCCCACGGCTACGGAGCCGCTGAAACTGAAATCCCTGAACATCGTGAGCGCAGGCAAGCGGAACGAGGACGCAAAGGGTGTGCAGGGCATGAGCGCGTCCAAACTCCGTGCAGCCGTGGCAGCAAACGACATGGCGACATTCAAGAGCGGTATGCCTCGCCGTGCAAACCAACGGGACACCGTTGCCCTGTTCAAGGACTTGCAGCGTGGCATGGCGGCGGCTCCCGCGAAGCGCAAGAAGACCGTGAAGGAAGGGATTGACTTTCAAGACCTGTACTCTGCTGCGGCGGTTCGCCTCATGGAGAGCGACAAGTACAAGCGGCGACCCCCAACGCCTGGTCAGACGAGTGGATTCTCCAAGCACAACAAAATATTCCCCACCCCGCCTTGTAAAATAGACGAGGACTTGTCGCGGTGGTTCAAGGAGAAATGGGTGAACATTGGTGGGCGAAAAGACCCCAAGACGGGTCAGTATCCTCCGTGTGGTCGCTCTGACACCTCCAAGGGCAAGTATCCGAAGTGCCGTCCACTCCACAAAGTAAGCAGCGAAACCCCTGAAACAGTGGGTGAGATGACTCCGAAAGAGCGGAAACGCGCCGTGATTCAAAAAAGACGGGTGGAACCTGAAACGGATCGCAGCGGAAAAGGCAACGCTCCCCGCATGACGAGCCATCTGAAGAAATCTAAATAAAGAGACAACAGGAGACTACTATGGAACCAATGGGCAAAACCCCTGCCATCGCATCTAAACTCAATACCCTGCTCCGCATGGGGTTGGTGTCAAAGAACAATGTTCGCCGCGCCATGACCCTGTTTGCCGATCCAGAGCGGGCAATGAAGAATCCCGCCTACCGTCTTCTCATGCAGGAGATTCTGGTGGATGTGGTTGACCGTGTGCTGAACAACAAGACTCTGTACACCGCTCTCCGTTCGTCCCTTGCAAAGGAACCAACAACTGTGATTGAGAGCGTTGAGGGCGAACGCACAAAGACCCTTCTACGAAGCGGACTGGTGAAGAAAAAGGATGTGATTGCAGCCCGCCGCGCATTGGAGTCTCCCGCGAAGGCAAAGAGCATGGGTTCTTCAAAAATCTACCGCGACATGATGATCACCATGATGGACTCAATGGTGAAGAAGATCACGGGTTCACCTGTGCTGTTCAACGCATTCAAGGCTACGCTCGGCAAGGAAACCGTGGAGGAATCGTTTGAGGTTCCCACGCAGGAAGGCATGGACTTATTCTGGTTCTGCGAGGACGCACAAGCCCTCATGGAGAAGAACAAGCCCACGAAGCCTGAACTGTGGGCGCAAGCGAAGTCCAAGGCTCGCGCCAAGTTTGATGTGTATCCGTCTGCCTACGCCAACGGTTGGGCAGTGAAGTGGTACAACGAGCAGGGAGGCGGGTGGAAGAGTGTCAGCGAAGGCAAGACATTCTTTGGATTCATGGACGAGTTGGATGAAGCATGGGAAGGCTCACCTGCTCAAGCCAAACTGAAGAAGGCAAAGGCAGACTACGCGAAATCATCCGCTGAAATAAGCAAGCCTGTTCCCCCACAGCGGACTTCCGTGAATCCAATGGCGCGACAGGACAAGAAGACAGGCAAGATGTATTGGGCGGCAGATCGCCGCAAGAAGGCTGGCAGCGGCTCCAAGCGAGCAAGCGACACAGACTACCGTTCAGACACAACCACAGAGTAAAAGGTAAATCAAATGAGCGAACAAAAGCGATTCAAGGCATTCCGCAGCGAACTGAACGAGAGCGAATACAAGGAAACCCTCACGGGCTATCCCAATCGCGGCATTGACACCGATGTTGGTGGGGTAAAGCACGATGCGGACACCATTCAGAAGATCAACGGTGTTCTCGCTGCTCTTGGTCGCTACACCTATCAGCACACCGCTGAAGCCATGATCAAGATTCGCACACGCCTCAATCTCTTTATGATTGACTTCCCGTGGACTCCGTGGATGTGGCAGAGCAACCCCACTGGCACTTTCACGCTGAACGCCACCCTGTTCGGTCGCGTGGACGGTGTTGATGCGCTGACTGGTGGAATCCGAATGGACGGCAAGGCTAACCCCAACGCTGGCATGAAGGAGTTTGCGCTTGTGGTCATGGTGGAGCCTGCGGAAGACGGATTCTACCGTGTGAACGCCAAACTACAGCCACAGATTGCGGTCATGCCAGAGGGCGTGGAGCATGACGGTGATCCCATTGAAGAGATGGCACAGACTCCCGCTCGTCAGCGCGAAATGGCGCGAAAGATTCAGAGAGCAGAAGACAAGGCTCAGAGTGGATATTTTGCTAAAATGACTCAAAGCGGCAAGGCTGGTACTCGCGGACGCAAGCAAGAAGACAAATACGATGCTGCTTCACGCCGTCTGATTGCGCGTGACACGAAGGAATACGAGTCGTCCAAACTGTACGGTCGCGGCGGCAAGGTAGTGAAGGGCAAGCGAAAGCCTGTGAAGGAAGAAGCCGAGCAGATTGACGAATTGAGCAAGAAGACGAAAGACGCATATGTTGCCAAGCGTGGTTCGCAACTGTCGTCCATGTTGAGCGGACACACCCGTGGCAAGCAACTCACGGGCAAGCAGCAAGCCAATGCCGTGAAGGGCATCAAGCAGGCTATGGGCGGGAACAAAGATAAATCCAAACTCCCCAAACTACTGCCAAGAATGGCTACATTTGGAGAAGAACTCGTTGGCGGTCAGAAGCGACTTGATGTCAACAAGAACAAGCGACTTGACGCACAGGACTTCAAGATGCTCCGCTCCAAAAAGAAGCCAGTAGAAGAAGCCCTCATCGGCGGTCAGAAGCGGTTGGATGTGAACAAGAACAAGCGTCTTGACGCACAGGACTTCAAAATGCTCCGTGCGAAGAAGAAGCCCATGAAGGAATACACCGAGACTATGGGTGGCATTCCCCTCACAGCACCCGATCCCACTGCTGCAACCGCAGACAAGAGCGGCAAGGGCAAGCGATTCCATAAGGGCGCAATCAAGTCCGTGGAGGAAGCCGTTGCCAAGGCAAAGAAAGCCAAGAAGCCAAGTCCACACCAAGGCGCGGCTAATGTGATCGGCAAGCAGAAGGCGATCAAGTCCCGTCTTGAAAAACACAATATGCGTTGGTAATGTTTGTAATTGGTGAGCATTCATCATCATGGAATTAAAGCAACTAACACGTGATACATTCATGCTGTACGCTATGGGAAATTACAGTAATCCAGAGTGTTCAGGCATGGCAGAGTTCACGGAAGACCTGTGCAAGATAAAGTATGTGAAGCGACTTCTTAAAAAATACGTTAGAACAGGAAGACTGCGCCCCATACTATTGCTTAACCATATAGTGATTTTAGGAAATGTTTTTGGCAGATACCCTGCTTCTCGTATGTTGTTTCATAAATTAGAATCTGATGTTCACGCAGAACTAAAAACAGTTTTGCTGTACTTGGACTACATAGATGAGCGATCCGTGTTTGATGGTCTGCGAGTGGCAGAACTGCCAATCAACACCAAAATGGCACAACTTTTGAGGGAACTGTAATGCCTAGTTCAGTGGGAAATTTTTTTGGAGCAGGACAAACCATAAAAGGGTGGTGTCATACAGGCATACAGGTTGTGACAGATCAACAACAGCGAATGACGCAGTTCAATTTCATAAACGGATTTAATCTGACATTCGATGATGTGAAGTTTTATGATCAAATTACTGCTGTTGGTGGAATTACAAACCTACGCGGTAGACACGTAGGAGCCATACCTTTCAAATTTGTGACACCTTTACAAAATGACAGATACAAAGTTTTTGTGCAACCAGTGGCAACAAATGGAAATGGGCGATACGCTGATTCTGAGGTTGGGTCATCTAATCCACGCCCACTGTTTGCCCACTGTTTGTTTGGCAATCAGTACCCAAAAACAAAAAACGGATTTTGGGTTCGTTTAGGTAGTCATGTTCTCCACAGAACCGACAACTTTTGGTATAACACTATCGGTGAAACTACCAGTGCAGGGATAGGTGAAGTCTTGAATAGAGTTCTTCCGATTGACTCCGGCATTCAATTACAGGTGCTTGTGCTATGAGTGGTAAAAGAGGATATCGAACAAACACGGCTTTCGGAAACACAACCACTCCGCGTCCAACAGCGGATGCGTGGTGTGTATACGAATTTGACGGCGCAAGAAATCCTGTAATTGTGGATAGTGTTGGAATATCAAAAATTGAGAGAGTAAACTCTCCAGACTGTTTGGGCGTACACCGAGTGTTTTTCACCAATCCTCAACAGTTTATTAGTGGGTCGTATGTGGTGCTCGTACAATCACAGAGTTTGACCAACAACCCAAACTCTTTAGGATTGAGAATTCTGCACGGTTCCACCGCAACTATTGGAGCAACAGCACCTGGAGCAAGTGCAAGTTTTGATATTGTGGGTGTTGCATACTCTGGACGTAATGCATTTATACGACCCGCCGTCGGAGCGGATGCAGCATCAGTCAGTGACTCGCGGATACGTACAAATTTTGCAGTGTTTTGCTTGCGTAGCGACAAAGATTTGTATAAACCTTTTGTGGGGCAATTGTTTAGTACAAGCAACTTTGGAAGTTCGTGGAGTAGAGCGTTAGTGGCTGCTACAAACTTTACCGAAACCGCAGAACGGTTTTTTCATACAGGCGAAACTGTGTGGTCTTTTTTGGGGACTAATACAGGAAATAATTACGTAGCACAAGGCGCCGGTGAAGTCAACACTCGGTACACTTTTTCGGTGTACGCAAAAGCAAAAGTTGGCTTACAACTAGAATTGCTGATTGGCGGTGGTGGCAACAATTTTGGATACTCGTTCAATCTTATTGCAGATAGTTTTTCTTCTGTTGGAACCGTTCCATCAGGTGGAACTTTGAGTGGGTACATTGAGAGTCTAGCGGACGGATGGAAGCGGTGTGTGATCTCGGCTTCTACACCAAATGCGCCCACACCACTCATCAAAAACTCCACCAACAACACCGAAATACTTGTTACTTCTCCGCAGTTAGAATTGGGAAGTGTTGCCACAAAATACGTTAAACGTGTGGGCGCATTCACCGAGTTCGGGGATCAAAATCAACTCATTACGCTCCAACCTGGAGTTCGTGGACTAGGGCAAGACAGCCGACAAAATCTGTTTGCATACAGCGAAGACTTTTCTAATGCTTTTTGGACCAAAAACGTATTAGGCGTTTGTGGTGGCTTCACTGCGCCCGACGGATCCACTACTGCATACAAACTGTGGGAATTTGGTGGACAAACCACTTACAAAAATATACAAACTGGCGTTGCAGGATCAACCGTTGATACTGGACCGCTTGTGTTTTCGTTTCACGCAAAAGCCGCAGAGAGAAAATACGTTTCAATACAAGACGCGGGTTACGGACAGTATAGTAAATTGGTAGTGGATCTGGAAACAGGAAAGGTCACCGAAAATTCTTTAGGATTGGGAGTACACACCATTCCTTTAGCAGATGGATGGTGGAGAGTGGTTGTGCCGGTATACACCACGGATGATAGAATTGTATTCGGTCAGAATAGAAGGGTTGGAATGTCTCCAAACATTGGACCCACAACAGACACCATATACGGACCTGGTTACGTTGGTGTCTCGTATGACGCTGGAAATGGATACGGAATCTACATTTGGGGTGCACAGATAGAACGGGGAACCGTATACGGAGACTATGTTAAAACATCAGGATCTGTTTTTGGAAACGGGACAATTAATCCGCGAGGAGCAACCCATGCCCGCGTGGTGGGACTCACATACGAGTCATCCTCCACCAAACTGTCTAACTCTCGGGAAGCCACTGCATGGGGCACGATTGTTGTTCCTGCATTAAAATCCAATGCGTTCAGCACAACAAAACCACCAGTCTATCTGGAAAATCACTACGGGGTGAGTGGAGTGGAGTGTAAAGATGTCACTGGTTGGGTATACGATGTAAAATTCACTACACCAATGGACTTAACTGATTACTGTGTGATTACTAGTACCGAACAAGAGCCTCTAGCAGAAACAGAGGCTATCAGACCAGGAAGCGTAGGGGCTATTCCCACAAGTGAAGAGTTTTCTTATACCGTTGTTCAACGTGCCGATCCAGCAGAAGTAGCAGCACGAAACCGCAGAGACTCGTTTCGTCTGCGTACATTCAGACAAACATCTCGGGGAATCGGATCAGTGGTTATGGCTACGGACACCAATACAAACACGGTTGCGGCAGGAAACGCATCTTACAAATTATTGTACACTTACACACACAGTGGAGCGACCCGTGATTTAGTGTTTCGTTGGGAATCAATGATAGACAGTGGAAACACATCGTACAACATTAAAGTAAAACGAAATCGTGGTGGCACCATCACCAATCAAGAAATGGCGGGACTGCCTTCGCCACAAGAAGCCTCATTTTTTTACTACTACCACTACGACACCGATTTCGCGCAAACCAGAACTCCACACGAATTTAGAAAAATGAAAACGTTTATACGAGATGCAGCACCCGGTGATGTATACACTATTGAGGCTGCTCCAACAGATGCTAATGGAACCCTCATAACAGCAAACACGGGCATAAACTTCAAAATCAAAAATGTTGCCGTTAATGAGGTAGACACCGGATTTCTGAGCACGTACAACCATTGCCACGCTGGTAGAGAGCAAAGAATAAACTTTATGGTTTTTGGAGGAAGAATGCGATATGGCACACAATAAAATCAAAAAGTTTTCTGCATTCATAGGTGAAGAGTTTCCACCACCCACAGTTCCTCCCACGAATGTGGCTTCTGGTGCAAATGTGGCAGGTTTGCCTCCTGATCTTCCACCTGTACCCACCGCTGCACAACGCAAGAAGTCAAAAATTCTGAAGCGGAACCCCCCCAAGACCTAAATAATAGGTAACCGTTTCAGAAAGGAAGTGGCTGCATGATTAGTCCTGAACTCATTTCGTTGGTGGGTGGTGCGGCTACAGGATTCCTGTTCCGCTACATGGCGCAGAAGAGCCAAGACCAGAAAGAAATCTTTGAGCGGCTGATCACAGCCAACAAGCAGACCACCGAGAATCAAGACAAAGCAGCCCAGCGCGTTCCTCTTGATGTGGGCAAGGGCATTCGCCAACTCATCGTGCTTGCGGTGCTGTTTGCCACCCTGTTGGCACCGTTCATCCTGCCGTTCTTTGGTCTTCCAACATTCGTAGAGGTGGACGCAACCACTCCCGAAGGGTTGTTTGGACTGATTCCTGAATCAACGCGGAAGTATTTCGTTGAGATCAACGGCTTCCTGTTTGCTTCTGAGACACGGCAGATTCTTGTCAGTATCGTTGGCTTCTACTTCGGTAGTGCTGCTGCTTCAAACAAGTCATAAGGAGTACGCCATGATACACCGCCTATTACTCGCGCTCGCTTTTCTTGTGATTGCTGGCTGCAACACTGCTCCAGTCATCATTCCAGACACCACATCAGACAGCCCGATCATAATGAAACTAAAGCACCAGATACTGAACGGAACACAAATCACCAGCAACTGGGGATGGATACTGTGGTATCTGCCTGTGCTTGCTCTTGTTGTGGGATGGGGCTACAAAGAGTTCTTTGGTCGCAAGCGCGACAAGTAATCAATCGTCCGCCACGCGGACATCCTCTGGCAGGCTCTCATACATTTTCTTGCAGATATAGTACGAGTCAACAATATCTGAAACAGGACTCACGGACTCCTGACGCTTCGGTGTCAAGAGTCCTTTCAGATTCACTCCTGTTTCCTTTAGCCACGAATCGTACATGGCGTTCTTGTCTGCGTTGCCCTTGCCTGTGGCGAACTTCTTCACCTCGGTGGGCGGGATGATCGTGACGGGAATGCTCAACTGATACAGTTTGTATTTAAGAATGCCT